CGCTTCTTGGTCAACTAAATCATAATATCTGTAGGACTGAAGGGTATTTAAAATATTTAGCGCTGAGGTTGTTTTTAATTCCGTACCAGAAACAAAGGTATAACCAAGAGTTGTTGGGTTTCCAGATGTGGATTGTTGTTTATGCCACATTAAATATGGTATCTTTAATTTAAAAGATGTACCATAAAAACCTTCACCGTAAAAATTAGATACGGTATTATTTGTGTAATGTATTACACCTATTCTGGACAAATTATCGTATTGATTTATTGTGATTGCCGTACCTAGATATGGCTTACCTTCGGTGTCGAATTTACCTTTATCCGTCACAGAATTTAAACCAACGATATCCTCAATATTTATTATATTCATATTCCAAACTGGAATATCTAATTCAGATTGTGTGTTGTTATTAGAAAAATCCAATAACCCACCCTGCCAATAAGCTATTGGGTTTGGTTTATCATAATAATCTTTTATTGTGTACTTACCAGGATAGATAACCGCAGTCAAATTAGCATTACCAATAGGTAATTTTCTATCTAAAATCAAAGTTATCGTTGATGTGTTGGTAATACCAGTTATCGATTGGTTATCACCATTATCGGCTGTAATTATTGACTCAATAATATACCAAAAATACTGGGTGGCGTCCTTTACATCAAAAGATTGCGTATAACCAGTACCACTAGCAGTTATATAGTTTTCAGATTCATATTTAACAAAAACATAATCACCTGGTTTTAAATCGATAAAATCATTGTTTTTTACACTGTTTGCGTTAAAAACAAAATCAATTGTTGTTGTGTCGCCTGTTGTTTGGCCAGTTATATTAAACACACTAGCTAGTCCAGTACTTGGTTGTATTGTTGTACCAGTGTAATCAAAAAAACCCCTTTCCTTTGCGGAAGTGTATACCTCATTAGGTACTGCGTTTATTGTTGAAATTAGTTCATAGGGTTCTTCGTCAAACGGTGGTACTGTTGAGGCGATCCCAACCCTATTATCCGCTGGTCTTAATATATTAACTGATGAGGGATTATCACTAGAATAATCCATTTCACTATCACTTAAAGAAAAGTAGGTAAAATTTAAAGCCCCTTCCGCTAGATTTTTCCTACCCTCATCGGTTAATTTTATGTTAACCAAAGGATCGTTTTTTTTGATTATATAACTCATTTTATTCTTTTATATAAATACTATTATTTTAAAATTTTATAAAATCTTTTGGGTCAACTGTGTTAATTTCAGTGTAGTTAGCCCCATTAAAATCTAATTTAATAACCCTGTCTTCATAAACATTTTTAAGCGTTATTGTTCTAGTTACAACTTTACCAACATTAGATTTAGTTGCCACAACATACTCATTGTTTATACCAACATCGTTTGTTTCAAATAATTTAAAACCATCAATAATACCATTAGCGTATTTTGTTTTATTTAAATTAGTATCGTATGTTACTTTAACAATAATAGAATCTGCTTCGTTTATTGTAAATGATTTATCTAAAGCTTCGTACTTTTTAAGCGATTTTTTATAATTAACCAAACCATTTGATACTCCGCCATTAACAGAAGTAACTGTTACTGTGACATCAGAAGCACCATTTTGATTAATAATCAACCTAACATTAGGGTTAAAATCTAAGGCACTTATTATTGGTAAGGCTGGTTGTGTTTGTTGTCTAGGTGACAATTCCGTTATATCACTAAAGTCAGCATCTAATAATAGACCAAATATTACTTTAGCGTGATGACCGCACGGATTATTTAAAGTTAATCCACCAATAAATTCACCAGTTAATGGTAAATTATTATTATCCCTCGCATAGTAATAATCCATTATTATGTCACTACCAAATTTTCTAAAGCCAAATAAACCATATTGGTTGACGTCCCTAACATTTTCATTTTTAGCGTCAGCTAATTTGTTAAGACCATTTAATAATTTATTATTTTTTGTTGTCCCGCTAAATGAGTTCTCGGTAAAACCGTTCTTTAATGTTAAATCGTTTTTAAAGAAATATAAACTATTTTTAGTTGCACTATCCAAAGATTCTATTTTACCTTCATAAACTTTAACTCTGGTTCTATCTTTATAGAATGTAAACGCCTTAACTAACATGAAGTCATTCTCAACCCATTTAGTCGCATCAGCGTAAGGTTCAGTTGTACCTGATACCGATGTTGTGGATACCGATCTATAGAGTACGTTTCTATTCAAAGCATATCTACCACTCATACTTGTAGTTGTTTGTGCGTATGTTTTAGTTGATGACCAGTCATATATACTATCATCATCCAAGTTAGTACACAATCTATGGAAAAGTGGGGTTACATTTCTTTCTTGGTTTAACCCAGCGTACCTTAACGATGGTAAAGTATTCGCATTAAGTGCCGTATAGTTGTTTTGTATTAAGTTCGTATCTAACGTATAACCAGTATATATCGTACCAGTTGTACCACTATATTGTATGTTACCAGTGGTACCTGTCATGATCAAATAGTCAATAACATCAACACCGTCATACTGGTTATTAGTTTTTTCCATCGGTAAATAAGATGGTACTATGTCAGCGAAAACCATATTTGTGACACCAGTATATTGTATGTATATTCTATTACCAGTGCCGTCTTCCATTGTTGGAATTAAATTTTTAAGCCTATATGCAGACGGTGATAAAGCTAGATTAGGGTGATCTGGGTTTATAGATGGATCAACAAAAGTATAGAACGGTGTACCCGTTATTGATGTTGCATCGTATCTAAATTCTTGCCAATTAGTTCCAGCAACAGGTATTGTTGTACCAGTGGCTGTTTTTTTCATCCAAAAACTATATCTGCCATCAACATTATACGTTGAGCCACTAGTGTATACGAATGAACCAACGGGGTAAACGTTTGTTGTGTCAAATGGTATTGCTTTATTGTAAACATACTCATAAAGCGTATAAGTTGAGCCTGTTCCAGCTACTTTAATTATGTCACCAATATCAAATAGTGAAGTTGGTTGTCCAGCAAATTGTTTAACCGTTTCATACTTATATGGGAACTGATTAGCTTTAACCGAATTAAATTTCTGATACTTATCATACCCAATTGGTGTAAAAGATCTCACATCGTATTCCTCAATAGGAATAAATGATGCTCTAGCACCATTTGGTTGATACACTGGGTGTATGTTCATTAAATAAGAAACGCCAGTTTTCTTTCTTAAGTGGTTTGTGGTGATATCTTCAACACAAACATATAATCGGTCAACGGACTTAACCTCGATTGTTGTACCAGTTTCTGTTTCAACAACCGCATTATAATTGGTTAATTTAACTTTAACGATATCATTAACTTTATAGTTATTTACAGTTTGGTCAAAATATGGTACCACGGCCAAAATATCTTTATATAATTGTGTACCGTATACCGATTTTTCTCTCTCATAATAACCCGTTGCGGTTATATATCTTCTTTTTTCAAGGAAAGAATCTTCAATGTTACTGTTAAAATCTATTAAATCGTAATCAGTGAAACCTTCATCATAACTAATAAAATCAATTGTAGACGCAGATGCGTTTAATATGTTATTATTTTTATATGACCTTAAAAACGTGAAATCTTTTTTATTTAATTTTTTCGTTCTAGGTTTTGGATTTTTACCAATTATTATTGATTTAGTTAAACTAGTATTCTCAATTTCTTGCGGTGTATTACCTAAATAATTATCTGAAGAGGATATTGTGTATTCACGATAAAACCCTTCTTGAGATTGGTCCTGATTTAAGATAGATTGTGGTTCTTTTGACCTTACAACTAAATTAAAATCAATTTTATCGTTATTAAATAGTTTTTCATAAACACTTACGTCACCAACAACACTGGCTGGTTTGTACTTTTCATAATAATTACCATATAATAAACCAAAATAACTACTTTCATCATATGATATTGATATGTTTGGTCTAGTTCTAAATTTATATGTATCTAATATATTATCTGTTTTATATAGAAAATAATCGATGTTAAAATCATTAAGGTTTGTTACTATTGGTTCTATTGATATAACATCATCCGTATATCTACCATCTATTAATGATCTACCCCCATTAAATAACACCCTAAATCTTGGGTCGTTTTCGTCTGAATAGGTAGTCGGTTCCGTATAATCAATTTCTATTTTTTCGTACCTAGATAATGTACACTCATATACTTTAGGTTGTATTACCAAATATATTTTACTATCAACCTCAAACACATCTTCGTAATCAACTGAAGCGATTCTATCTTGTGCCATATCATTACCTGAGAAGGTGAATGTTTGTGTATATAGGGCCTCACCTAATTGATTCAATATTTTAATATCAACATCTTGTTGTAAATTATACTCTGATTCAAAATATAAATCGAATTCCATTTTTAGGAAAGCATTATTTTTAACCAAATAATAACCAGCGCCAACACCTATGTTATTGTTTAATACATCAAAATTGGTATTTAGTGACTGTATGTCAACATAATTATCTTTATCGGCAACAAGTAGTATGGTGTCTATTAATGTACTTGTTATGACCTCGTCAGTGTTAGCGGTATAGAAAGGGCCTATCTTGGTTTCGTCTAAAGAATATAAACCGTCAAAAGTTATTGTTGTTGAGTCAGATAGGTACAATTCGTCATTTAATATGTTATCAGTAACCTTGTATGTGTCGTATTGCGTTGCCCCCTTATATACCTGGAAAAGGTATAAGTTTTTAGATAAATTTATTGAAATCCTATCATTTAACGGGTTTAACCTTAATCTCTTAATATATGCGGAATCTATATGCATATATGGGTCCGTCTTAGTTCTTAAGTCATAATTTTGATATAATCCTGGAACTATCGTTGTTAATGTTGTCCCACTCGGTACCCCACTGACAGTATAGCCAGTTACAGTTGATCCTGTCACTAGATAATTAACCGATGATTTAGTTACAACATCACCAGAATAGTAAACAACACCATTTGTCCAGGTGTTTGGTCTTCTATACGGTACAGCCCAATTACCAGAACTACCGTACACAGCATCTTCTGGTTTTTCAGTCGTTGATGTGTTTTTCGAGTACCCATAATATTTTGGTTGTTCGATTGTTAATAATGTCCCAGTCTCATCATAGTAGGATGTTATACCTGGTGTAGCCATATTAATTGTTAAACCACTATAATCATAATAACAAGTATGTGGTTTAGGTACTGGGCATATGTAGTCATCATTAGCAGTCATATAAGCATGACCAATACCAACAGCCTCAATGTAATATTTTCTCTCTATTTCACTAATAAGGCCCCATGGAGAGTCTTTAAATTCTATTGTTGATGCGTCAACGCCTAAAGGTATTAACTCATAAACGTTTTCACCACCAATTTTGTATCTATTTGGTTCGTGCTTTTGTTTAATAATTAAATTGGACATGATCATATCATTTGGCCAATTGTTCATATTCCAAAAAGTCACTGTCGATGTGGTGAATGTTATGGTCTCATTAAAAGTGGTTATCTTACCGCTCCTACCTAAGGATGAAACCTCAACCCCTCCGATCATACCACCATCATAAATAACCAAATCGTCATTACTACTAATCGTAAACGAAATTTCGTACTCACCTGGTCCAGCTGGTAATGTTATGGTCTCAAAATCATCGACCGAACCTAATAATATGTCTGAATTTGCTTCATACATAGAGGTGTTTATTGTGTCTAAACCAGTAAACATCCTATTTGTGTTTAATCTATAAAGATTGTTTTCGTATATAACAAAAACACCGTATCTAGGTCCAGTTCCTGTGTTTACGTTCCCGTTAAACTCTAAGTCATCGCCATAGTTTTTCTCTGGATCCCACTTATATATATCGACACCTTCACAGGCATATTCAATACCAAAATAGTTACCGAAATATTCATTTATTGTTGGATCGGTTCCAACATAGTTTTTACCTCTTTGACCCACCAATGTGAATGTTGAGGACTCGCCAGTTACAGCGTCTTTTTTAAACCCAGAAACATCAAATGGGTTTGTGTTACCCACATTTACTGGTAAATTAGCTTTATTCTGGAATTCTGATCCATCTGTACCAACCCATGAAACAGACTGATTAAGTCCGTGTTTATAAATAAATTTATTATCTAAAAATTTACTATTTTGTATCTTTTTACCCGCATTCAATATTGTTGTCGCTGGTGTGAACTGTTGCACCAATTTAACCCAAGAACTATCAAACATGTTTAGGAATTCTAAACTTTTTGTTTGTGTTACTGGATTATCGGTTAACTTTAAATAATCAAAATAAATTTTTGATAGCGTTGGGTAGGTTTTAATTGTTTTTCTGTTACCAACTTTTATGTAGTTATCTAAAGATTCCCTCATAAATTGGTTGAATGATAATGTACCCGCATTAATATTTGTTACGTTATCAATGGTTAGGTCTGAATTTACTTCAATTTCATTTCTATTTAAAAATCTATATAATGTAATGTCAAATATTTTATCGCTTGATATGTAAACTTCTAGTTCTTTAGTGTTAACTATTAATCTAGAGTCCTTTTCATAATATTCCGTGTAACCAACAGTCGTTTCAGATAACCTAAGTACCTCTTCTTCACTATAAGCCCAAGATTTAACATTGTCAACAACTCTATCTAAATCAAAAATATTGACATTGACTTGTTTTCTATAACCATCAATATATGATCGACCAAAATCATATGGACCAAAATTTTTGTTATCATTTGATGAGTTAAAACCAGCTTCTTGGTATCTAATACCTGGGGGTGTGGTTGGGTATCCATCTTTGTCAAACGGTAATAAACCCGTTAATTGCGCATCGTTATAAAGGAAACCATATGTTTCAGTAACCTTTTCATCATAATTAACCTTTTGTCTTGCTTGGTATATGTACTCATTTACCTCAAATATAGAGTCTGGTAAACCAACTAAATTTAAAATAAATTCAATTGATTTTCTGGTTCCTTTTGATTTCCATAGATAGTGTGCGTTAATGAAAACCCTTCTCCATAACTCGATATCAACTTCTGTTGGTGTTAGACCAGGTTCGATGTTTAAATCTTTTATATTGAATAAAGATTCAACCAAGGTGTTCTCATCTTCGATATTATATGTTTGGAATCCAAGCATATTACCGAAATTTTTAATCAGTAGGTCTGGTATATTTTCAACCTTATCATAACTTAAATTTGTCATGAAGGTTATACCATCCACATATTTTCTAATATTATCGAAATTCCTACCAACAATATTAAACATTAAGTTAACTTTTCTATCATCAGTATCGAATTCTCTTAAAGAATCTGTTGTTAAAAATCTAGAAATTAAATTTGATTTTGTCGCATCGAAAGAGTCAGCAACATCATTTAATTTAGTTAAGTACTGATCGAAATCCGTACTAAATAAATCTATGTTAACCTCATCAAATTGGGGGAATACTAGTCTTTCGTTGGTGTTAATATCAACACCGTTATCTGTTGTTTTTGTATATTTTATATTACTAACGTATTTCTTTTCATCGTAGTTATAATTCAACAAAAATTTACCCATATCGGGTAATTTATTGTAAAACTCATCGTATTTCTCTTTTTTCGGTTTAACCCAAAAGTTTCTATTTACGGTCAAATCTAAGTTTACATCGTTTACAAATGGATCTCCTTCAACCGTTAAATACAAACCAGTTGAAAAGTCCTCGTATGATGCTGGTAAAGTTGCATTTATTATCCTATATTCAACACCATTGTAATATAATACGTAACTAGTGTAAGTTTTTGAAAAATTTCTAAGTGGACTTAAATTTACGTCATCGTTTTTAGTTGATCCAGATGTTGTATACTCAATTTGGTATGGATTGCTTATGTTCCTCAAATTGATTTTAAATTCAGCTGTATCCGTTGATGGTGTGTAATTATATTCAGTTATGGTTGGTGTTGTTAAACCAATTACATTCATTTTAAGCCCTGCTGGGAATTGGTTTGTCACATCAATTATACTATTTTTAACCGTTTCCTTAAAAGGCGAGAATAGAACATAGTTTTTTAGTTTATCTTTATCAAATAAAACTGTAACTGTTAAATTATTTTCTATTTTCTGACTAACCTGTTCAATTGCTGATACAGCACTACTTTTAAACGGATTTTTCTGATTTATTTTTTCGGCTGTATATTCTTTACCACCAGAAATAATAGTATTTTTACCATTAGATGTTGTTTGTGTTTGTGCAGTTGATATTGAGAAATTACCTAAAGTAAAAAATGGGTCACCGTTTACCTCACTATTAGCATTTGCAAATTGTAAACCAACCGCTTTATCAGCAATATTACCAAAACCAGATATAGCGTTGCTCACCCCTTGTGATTTTTTAAATCTTAAGGATTGTTCATAGGTCAAAAAACTAGAACATGGAACATATTTTGTTTCGCCATTTATATTGTATGTTCTATAACCATTACAACCCAAACTAGATGCAGCATCTAATGCAGCTTCAGGTGTATCATATAAATCCGCTATTAATGGTGTATTTGTGTAACTAAGATTAGCCATTTCCTATAATGTTATTTAATGCCTTTGTTGTGTCAATATTATTTCTTCTTGTTCTAACCTCATATAATTTTTTATCAGTTGCATCTTTGATTTCATATAGATCATACTGCTGGTATATATTACCATCAAAATCATATAGCGTATATATTCCATCTTCCATTGATTTGGTTTGATCGGAATACAATGCGATTGCAAGGCTTTCAGCATCGTAGTTAACTAATTCAACCTCAAAAACTTGTGGCGTGAAATTAGTGCTAGTCAATATTATATTTTGACCCTTATAACCAATAAATGGTGTTGCTGTTGGTTTAAAACTAGGTGCTGCGTTAGGTGTCACCGTACAAAACAATAGAGTACCGACATTATTGTACGTATATTTTATCGTTTTAACTGAACTATTAGCTGTGTCAACCTGTACTGGTTCAACAATAAAAGATGATGTCACAATTCTATATAAATTTTGCACCTTACTACCGTTTTCATTTAAATATTCAACCCTAAAACCATCCAAACCGTTGTTTGTAAATTTAGATCTGAACTGGGCTGGTGCGTTATCAAGATTAAAAACTAAACCTTTAATGTCTGGGAAACTAGCTAACTCCGAACAATCTTCGATTGGTATTCTAATTTGTGCTGGTCTAATGTAGACCGTATAATACCCTTTGGCATTAAACACACTTTTCGGTAGTTGTAGGTTGTACATACCACCCATAACCTCAGTTTGATTAACTGGGTCATACACTGGTGCCATTACATCGACACCGTTTAATTTTGTAACTGTTTGAGTATCGACAGAATTTCTTGTTTTAGCATATAAAACAATTACTTCTATTTCTGATGGGTCGACATCCGCTGGTCTTTTAACGCCATATACACCTATAGCCATATTATTGATCTTTAAAATTGTATCCTCTTGTGTTTATTTTATAATAACCGAAACCAGTTTTTGTTAACTCATTAAGGTTATTAACATTTTTTAATTTTCTCATTGGTTCAAAGGCGTTTGTAACACCTCTATCAATAAATACTTCCGACAAAATTTTTGGTTCGTCAATAATATCAGAATAATAATTTAACGTTGGCGTTATCTTATCATCTATATTATTTCTCATGAACTTAAATATAGTAGTTCCGTCAAAATTATCAACATAAAATATAGGATTGGGTGTATCTAAATACAACACGTATTCCTTCCTAGTTTCGCTTTCAAGAATAATCATACCAACTATGTCAGTACCACTTATTGTTATCCTTTTACCAACCCTAATGTTTTCTGGTTTAGGGTATTCCCTTTCAATTAATTCTTTATATTTTATTTTGTTATCTTTTTCGAAAAATAATAGAGCCTGGTCTTTTGTAAAACTCAGATCTAATAGTGAAAACTTACTATCTGTTTTACCCTTAACAAAATATTTTGTTTCTTTTTCTTTAAAATGATCATTAACGTCATCTAATGATGCTATTAATTTAGTGTTTGTTTCATATTTTATTGCTGGCTTTGTTATATCAAGGTAGTTTTCCATATTATTTAAAGACTCCTCAATTTGTAAAACTTTGGGGTCGTTATAATATGGTGTTATTAAAGAACCTTTTGGGTCTATTAAACCTTCTAGAAATATGTTTAAAGCATACCCGTCAAACCCATCATTAATTTTTATTTCCTGATCCATTATTTTAAACTAAAGTTTATTGGTATGTTTATTATTTCCTCTTTACCATCATTAGCCGACTCAAATGTGATTTTTAAATTACCTGTAAAAGCCAAAGTTTTTATTTGGTAGAAGGTTTTAGCTAAATTAGCACCGATGTAAAAATTTATTTGTGTTATAACTTGCTCACCTGGCTTAACCAGACTATCCAAAACGCCTGCCGTTAAAATGAACATATCGGTTTTAGATTTTTTATCGAGTTTTAATTTATTAACAATTTCTTCGCTAGTATATTTTTTACTCAAATTACTTGTTTGTATTTGCCCACCATTTAATAGGCCGCTCGCAAATAATAATTGGTTATCAATATTATTCACAAAATCTTCCGATTGTTGGTCAGGATCTGGGGTTGAGTTCGGTAATGGGTTTTGTTTGTTTCTTTCTTTGAAATCCTCATAATGTGACTCAAAAACCGTTTTAGTGAAATCAAAATCGCTACCAGACTCACCGATTTTTGTTGGTATGAAAGCTAACTCAGTATACACTTCTGTTGACTTAGATTCTTGATTATAAATTTTATGATCTAGTGAGCCGTAGGAATCGATTATTACCTTATTAGCTTCCGTTCCCAATTTAATATTTTCAAAACTAATATCCTTTACATTATATGGGATTAAAGTGTTTTTATTTTCAATGATAACACCACCAATGTTTCTTTTTTGCGATGACACTAACGAATCGATAATAAGATTACTTGTTTTGGTCATTAATGATAAATTTTTTATGTTTAAATCATTACTAATATATGGTAGATATCCAGTTAATGATCCAGCTATATCATAAAATGATACAAATTTACCATCTAGACAACCAGCATAATCGTCATATTCATAACAAACGTAAGTTGGTCCATATGAGTATTTTACAGAGACTTCCTCGTAATCTGGTAAATCTTTTATTGCCTCACTAACTAATGCGTGGGTTGTATCGTAAATTAAATTTTTAGTGATACTTGTTCTATCCAAAAATAGATCACCGTATTGTCTTGGGTTTGTTGGTATTTTTATGTCCGTTGGTTGGTCATTTAAAACAAAAAACTCAGACCAGTAATCATCGTAAGCAAATTCGTATAGATCAATATGTGTATCGCATAATATGTCAAAGCTATCAGCTGACTCGTTATAATCAAAAATCTCATAACTTCTATCTTCATAATTTAATTCATATTTAAGATATAAGTTTTTTTGATTAAATGTTTCAACATCCTGTAACCACTTTTTCCTTAAATTATTTTTAGCGGATGGTATGAACTGAATTTTTGTACCATTTAACGCATCCCAAAAGTAAAACTTAGCATAAAAATCAGATTTTATGTAGTTCTTTAGGAAAAATAAGGAATAACCATCAACCCCTTCAAATAGATTAAAAACGGGTCTTTTTTGTTCAACGCTACCGTTTTCAAGATCACCAGTTGTTTTTTCTCTAAACATATACCTGTCTGAGACGTATACTGGTATTGTCATTACCCTATTTTGACCATCTGTATTAAAATCGTCATATAACTCTATAATTATAAAAGAATTATATGTATAAGCTTTATTATTAAAGCCGTATTTGAGGTTAACCCAAGCATCGGAATTTTCCCAAAATGGGAACGTAAATGTGTTATAAAAATGTGGGTAACCCTCTTTTTTAGGGTATTTTTTTCTATTCTCAACTAAAGGGTCTATAACAACATACGGTTTATTTGCCGTGATTTGTTCTGGTGACTGTGATTTTTCAAAATCATATTTAGGTAATGGATTACCGTCCGAATCTTTGGTTTGAAACATTTCTGAACTCTTACTAATTTTTAAAGCTTTTACAATTCTAGAATTATAGTCAGAAAAAGATTCTTCTATGTAATTTTTTATTTGTGGTAACTCGTTATTTTTAATATATCTCAAAAAAAATAAGTCCAGCTCAATATTACTTGATGTTGGTTTGTATTCTACGTTCTCAAAATCAATAATACTGTTTATGTTTGCTAAAGATTCAACATTTATCATTTTAGAGAAAACAAAATCTCTATCTGAAGAACCATCTTCGGAGCTAAGGAATATATTTTTCCTTATCGTAACATCTTTTTTAAATGGCGTTTTTAACATTTATCGTCAGTATATTTTTTAAACGGTTCTTTATTTTCTATTACATCATTTTCATCACCAAATAAGTCGGTAATGATATCTCTAGTATAATTATCAACGTTATTTAATGAATCAATATTGGTTATGTCGTTAACACCAAAAGTATATTTTTTAGTTTTACCTTTTTCAGCTAGTACTGGGAAAACTAATCTTGTATATACATACCTAGACCCATTTAAAAACGGGAAGTCTAAAACATTACCATCATCATCAGAAATACCAAGATCAAGTACATCTCTCCATATATATTTATCAGATTTTCTACTGTAAACAGCGTATTTTGGTATGTACTGATTTGATACGGAATCTTCAATATAAGAGGACTTAGCTTTTATCTTGATCTCATGAAATGGTTCGTAATTAAACATAACAAAGTCTAGTATGAAATTATGATGAATTCCTGATATTTGTGTCTCAGTTAAATTTTCAGCTGAATACTCAAATATACCAATGTCATATACGGTACCTATATCTGGTTTGTCCGATATTTCCGTATTAGATGTTTCAGATATTCTCATTATACCTTCGCCAGGATTTGTGTAACCAATTAAAGGTGAAAAATTAGATTCAACAGTGCTAATTTTTTTACTTAAAGTACCACCATTTTTAATTAAACCAACATATAACTCAGTAATTGGCTCGTTTTTATTATCCAACTGGGTACCTAAATCTAGGTTTTTATCAAAAAAGAAATTATATAGTTTTTGGTTAAACAAATTTGTTGAAAATCCGCAAGCATCAAAACCCTTAGATACGTCAACAACAACAGCTTGTTTAACGTAATATTCCATAACTTCGTTATCGATAACCTTCGATATACTGAATTTAGATTCAAATAAATCATAAGCTGGCGGTCTATCTGCTTTTAAAGCTGAGATGAGTAAATCTTGGTCATTCTTAACCTGTGTGTTTTTCATGACACCAGTAAATTCGTTTTTTTTCGTGTCTGGTTGAGATTGTAATAAACCATCTGCTTTTGTCACTAAATTAAATGACGCTTCTTTGGCCTCTTTAACATAAAAAAGATTTTTTGGTGAAATCTTTAAATCTATTGTTATCTTATTTTTATTTACGCCTGTTACAAAATATAAACCAGCGGATATTTTTGAATCATATGAGCTAATGTAGACTTGGTCACCGATATTTAAATTGTGTCCATAATTCATTAAAAAAGTTGCAAAGTATTCACCATCATTCTTAATATTAATTGGTGATGGGTATACTAATGTAGCTGGTAAGCCATATGTTAAATCTAATTTATATGTTGTGTTAACCCCTTTTGAATCTTTGTATGGTATACTATACTTCTTCTTACCTTTTGAACCCATAAAAGGGACTGGTTTACATAAAACAGTACTCCAGTTATCAGGGTTAAAGTTTATTGCCTTCTCATCAACATTTAATTTTTTACCCCTAAAATGAAAATTTCTACTTATTATCGGAGATATTGTTCCGTAAACTTTATATACATTATTTTCATTTTTTTCTTTTAAAAATTGCTCATCCTGTGATACATTAGTAAATAAGTTATACTCATTTCTAAGCGTAGCGGGTTGCTCAAGTATTATTCGAGTTTTTAGTGTTTGGTTAGTTGATCCACTAAACTTTTTTGAACCTAATATTTCTACGATATTACTCATTCTGTGTAAAATAATTTTTTTCTATAGTTTTTAATACATTGGCTTGGTCCCAGTAACCGAAGTAATAGAAATTACCTTTATATCTGTTTGATATTTCGGCATTAAACCCTGTTGGTTCCACATTCCCAGTATAAAACCCGTAAGAGGTATATACTTTATTATCAATTAGATCTTGCAGCTCATCAGTTATGTCATATATTGAAGTTTCCAGGACTGGGAATTTATTTTCTTTGTCTGTTGAAGAAATAAAAACTCCGTGTGTGTAATTTTTACTATATGCTTGTGTAAATCTTCTGTGTACACCAGCATCATTTGGTGTCGCCTCTTCATTTTTAGCTAATTCAATTGCAAATAAACTCAAATTTAAGGGTCCGTCAGCGTTATCACCATAATTAAATGTTGATCTATCACCATAAAAATTGTTACCATCCTCACTAATAAAGTCATCACCAGAAAAAATATCGGTAAACACATTACCACTATTTTTACCATTTAAACCAGCCCCAATACCAACATGATATTCATAAGCCCTAACTTTCTCGTTATAAGAAACTGTTTGTGGTATATTAATTATATTTAAAATTCTGTTGTAATAGTAAGCTGTTGGGTCTTCGGTGTTTGTGTTTTGTATTTTAAACTCATATCTAGGCATAATAATGGACCCAATGACCTCCACGTCATTAATCTCAGGTAAATCGTCTCTATTGATTGGAAATGTCCATGGGACGTCTTTATTCGGGTTTAATCTTGGTATGTAGAATATGTCATTACCGCCAATACCAGCATTATCCTCTCTATGTTTGTTATATTTAGTTTTGATTGTGTAGAACTTTCTATTTCTGTTAACTAAATCGTATTCAAATAAACCAGATGTTGTACCCTCCCAACCACCAGTTAGTGTTTCACCTTTTGGTGATGCTGGTACCCTAACGCCAGGCGTGAGAGGTAACCAGTAACCACCCCATGGTATTCTTGTTTGGTAACTTTCGTTAATGTCATAAATCTCAAAGGCGTAATAACCTTTGGTCGGTATACTATTTTCCGTGTCGTCAGTCGGTACCATGTCACCAAATTGGTTTATTTTAAAATAATCCATGTACATGGGTAATGCGATTCTAAAGACACCAGTACCTTTTTCGGCTTTAAAAGCGCCAACTCTAAGGCGGCTACCTGGTGTTAATTTATCATCTAAACGATAAACAACAACCATTAAATCATCTGCTGGCCAAATATCGTTGGTTATTCTACCTAATGTGGTGTCTTCACCAAATATCTCTATTGGGTTCTGTGTTTCTGAAATAGAACCATCTGTTTTTGCGTAAAAGCTACCGCTTGTGTTTGACGCCCAACCAAAAAATATTGCTGTGGGTTGGTATTTGTAATTAATTTTAAAATCACATCTAGTTATGCCGATATCACCTTCTTCTTCGTCACCCCAAAAAGAAGCAACGTTAACTTGTTTAACCTCATTAAATATATTAGGCATTTCATTAATATTGGTTTTAACTTCGACATTAAAATTACCAAACCCATCATATATGTAATTTGGTACCTTATTAGGGTTATTATCATCAGTTAAGCCAACAGCTGTGGCAACGTCATTAATTGTCTTAAATTCTGTTGTCGTTTCAACTAAATCATTAGCCGATATTTCAAAACTTTTAGTATCAAATAGATCGAAATCCATCATAATGTTATGTGAACCAACTGGTACACCAAATATCATATAATCACCAGATTCATTGGTTGTTGCTGTATATTTATAATATTTTTCCATAACCTCAAGATATTGAGGGTAGTGTATTAGGTCATTTATTGTTGGTAAATTACCCACAGCTCTGTGACTAGGATTTTGATTCCTAGTTCTTGGTAATAAGTTATACCTAACCCCATTTGGAAATTGGTCGTTTACTGTTTCAAAGGGGTATAGTTCTAATATTTCTGGTCTAACTTTATCTAAAGGGTCTATTGGTACAAATATTGAGACTCTGGCATTTTGTAAGCCATATCCGTTAGCCGTTTGTACACGACCAACAACAACACCAAAGTCTGATGATGTTTTTCTATAGACATCAGTGCTAGATATTTTTAAACTAAGGACTTCTAAATTATCAAAATCATCCTCTAAGTTTACCAATATTCTTTCGTTAGTCTCGTTTTCATTTAAAACTATCTTAATGTTTTTCTCCATAATTAACTACTAACTCCAGTCGCAACCAAAGGTATTACTTTAATATCCGTATCAGGTTTTCTAATATTTAATAACTGATTTTCTTCCACAATTATATAGTTGTTAGCCACATCTAATTCACCAGTCACTGTATCCAATATCGCTTGTTTTGTTACGTTATTTGAGTAACCAACGCCAGTTTTATTGAAAACTTTAACGTAATTAACGTTAACAACGCCAGGAACCTGAGTTACTTTTTTAACGATTTCACCAACACTATAACTTTTACCTAAAGCAATTTTATCTTTAGTAAATTCATCACTAACTATTTTTGTTATATTTGCTGAAGTTTCAAGCTGAGTACCAGGTTCAACAATGACTGATATTTCAAAACCAAGATCAACAACTTCAGCTGGTTTAACAACAACATAATCATTTATCATTCTATATTTGGATAAATAATTGGCTATGTTTTCCATCAATAATGATGAGATGTCATTTGATATGCTGCCTGATGAATCGTAGCTTAGAACACCGATTTCGATTTTATTTTGTCTTTGTATTACACTAGCTTTTGCGGGTGTACCGAATATACTTGGCATTGATAACATCAATACTTTATAGTCATTAAGCGTTACCGCCCTATTTTGTGCGGAGAAATTATATGAAATGTAGTTTCTTAATTCCTCGATTGTTGGTTCATCTGACCCACCTACAGCTGGTGTGGTGTTTGTCACTGTAATTGATGTGTTGACCGTTGAATTAATTGCGGAGTCTGGTCCATTTATTACCGTATTTAATCTAGATACTTCGGTTATTGTCCCGACACCAGCATTAGATTCAACACCACCACCAATTCTATACTTAATATACATGGTCGTGTTTGTTATCGGGGCCAAACCTAAACTACCATTTCTTAAAAAACTTTTTAAACTAAAACCACCGTTGTCCATAAAATCATCTAAAATATCTAACGATGTGTCTGTTTGGGCACCAAAGGTTAGTTGGCAAAAACCGTTAGGTGTATATTCAACAATATATCTTTGATCAATTTGTTCGTAAACGCCTTTAGCGATACCATTAACTCTAGGTGAATTAGGGTCTTCAACAAAAACACTATCTTCCGCTAAAGAAGGTACTTGATACCATTTATTTGAGCTACTTAAAAATTCAGAGTCGGCTGGTGATGTCGTAAAGTTTGTACCAAACTTATGGAATACACCTTCAACTGAAAGTACATTACTCTCAGGTAATGTTATCTTATAAAATGGTTGCGTAGCGGCAAAAACTTGGGAGAATATTTTACTTGTACCAGCGACAACTATACCAGTTTTTGTTATTGAGTAACCAGTTAACTTGTTATTCACAAATATTGGTCTTTTTGTTCTATCTGGTTTACCAGCGCTATTTAACGCTGAAGCGAAATCTATGTCATATAAAACCTCATAGGTACCAGAACCGTTTGTTACTTGAGTACCCGCTTTAATAACAGGTAGATATCTTTTATCCTCTTGATCACCGAATACTGGTATTTGCGCTGTAAATTCAACTACAGCAACTGCGGCAGACTTTGATGGTAATTTTAAACCATAAGTTTTTGCGATATTAAATAGTGATTGTCTTTCTTGAGCATAATCTAATACCGTTTCCTGTAAAGCACGGTCAATTTGGAAGTTTAGGTTATCAGCAATAGCCGCATTTAAATCCAAAAACACGGATAGAATTGATGCGTCATTAAAGTTTTGTACAACATCAGGGTAATATTGTTTAATGTAATTTATTTGCTCGGTTTTTAACGAAGCAAAATCCCTTTTACTGTAGTTTATTTGTCTAGCCATTTTATATTGTTATACTTAATTTATCGCTCGTTTGGAACGTTCTGGTTGATATAGTGTAATCTAAGTTTATTCTTATATGGTGTTCCAAGTCAGTGTTATTTTTATTAGCTTCCTCATCACCAACTTTTGTTATTTCAACAGCATTTAGTTTTAAATTTGGTATATATTTTTCAATAGCGTCAGTTATTTCATTTTCTATTTTACCCATAGTTATTTCATCTAAAGGTTCAAAAATATACTGGTACAAATTTGTACCAAAATCTGGTAAGTAGTATCTAGACCCCTTTCTAGTTAATAGTAAATGTATTAACATGCTTTTAACCTCAGATTCTGGTATGGATGTCATGTTAACAAAATCACCGTTATCTGACTGGACAAAAGGGAAATCTATACCAAATGTTTGTTTTCTAATCGCCATATTCTTTTATAAATAAATATCGTAATAATTTATTTTTTGTAAATAAAAAAATCCCGCTATTAACGGGATTTCATTTTCTAATAATCTTATTATCAATTAGGCACTACAACCAAAACAATCGAATTGACTATTTTCTGGTTTTTGTGGTAGATCGCTTAATTGTGGTTGCGCTGGTAAAGCTACCTGTTCGGTTTTTGTTACCTCGTTTGAGGGTACGCTAATCGCTAAATGTTTTGCTCCAGTTGATATCGCTTTAGTTCTAACATAATAAGCTAAAGACTTCAACCCAGATTTCCACGCCCAAAAGTGACTAGAAGATAACTTTTGTACTGTCGGTGCTTGAAAATAAACGTTCATTGATTGTGATTGGTCGATATATGGTGCTCTTTCAGCTGCCATAGTGATCAATTCTTTTTGAGAAACCTCCCAGATAGTTTTGTATTTTTGAATTAAGTGTTCAATTCTTTTGATCTTTTTCTCATAATACTTATCCGTTGGTTCCAAAAATTTATTGAAGTTAATGTTTTGAATCGAACCCTCATTCAAAATGATTTCATTTTTAAATGATTCGGACCAAATACCCAAATCCTCAAAATCCTCAATCAAATATCTGTTTGCAATTAAAAACTCGCCACCAACAACTCTTCTATTAAAAAGGTTCGATGGAATTACTTCGGTCATTTCATATGAACCAGTGATTTTAGCAGAAGATGCTACTGGCATTTGTGCCGTAAATAAACTATTACAAACACCATATTCTTTAACAGATTCTTTTAAACCTTCCCAATCCCACATTAATGAGTTTTGTTCAACACCCCACATATCGAATTGGAATATTCCTTTTGACATAGGTGAACCTTTAAAGTGTTTATATGGTTTGTATTTACCAGAACGGCACAATTCATTACTTTCTGTGACAGCAGCGTAGTAAATTGTTTCAAAAATTCTTTTATTCAACTCTTTAGCTTCTTCAGATGTAAAGACATAATCCATTAAAAAGAATACATCCGCTAAACCTTGAACACCGATAGCAATTGCTCTTTGGTCTAAACCACCTTTTCTACCCTTTTCAGTTGAGTATGCGTTAATATCGATAACTTTATTAAGTGCTCTAACAACTTTTCTGGTTTCGGTGAATAATCTTTCGAAATCAAAAGTTTTGTTGTTTACATAATTTTTAATTACCATAGATGATAAAGTACAAATAGCGGTTGTCTTCTCATCAGTGTACTGGTAAATCTCATTACAAAGATTTGACTGTTTAATCACACCAATATTTTGGTGGTTGGTTTTTCTGTTTGCATTATCTTTTGAACATAGGTAAGGTACGCCAGCTTCAACTTGTGATTCAATAACTTTAATCCAAATATCTTGAGCCTTTATTTTCTTCCCTAAACCCATTTCAACGGCCTTATTATAGTTAACCTCATATTCTTCACCAAAACAATCCTGTAATGGTTTAATACCGTTCTTAACAATGTCATTTGGGCAGAATAGGTACCAATCACCATCTTCTTCAACCGCTCTCATGAAGTTATCTGGAATCCACAAAGCTGTAAATAAGTCCCTCGCTCTCAATTCTTCAGCACCTGTGTTCTTTTTAATTTCGAGTAGGTCGAAGATATCTTTGTGCCACGGTTCAATATAAATTGCCGCACTACCTGGTCTACGTCCTTGTTGATTAAAGAAACGAAGCGATTCGTTAACAATCTTAAGATATTTCAATAAACCACCAGCAAAGCCACCCGATGTTTTAATTCTACTTTCTTTACTACGAATATTTGACATACACAAGCCGATACCAGCCGCATCAGCCGAGTAAACTGAAATGTCTCTCAGTGAATCTAAAAGACCGTTTCTTGAGTCATCATTATTGTAGTGAAGAACGCATGACGCTAATTGCGGTATCTTAGTACCAGAATTAATCATGATTGGTGTCGCTGGGGAAATAAATTGATTAGATAATGCTTCATAGTATTCAATCGCCTCATCTAAAGATTTAGTTACCCAAATAGCAACACGCATATACATGTGCTGTGGTCTCTCAATTTGTTTACCTGCTGATGTTTTAGTTAAGTACATCTCATGTAAAGATCTCCAAGCAAAATAATCGAATTTAAAGTCCCTATCATGGTTAACCGCTGCATCAATTTTATCTGGTCCATACTCATCAATCATTTTAATGAGTTCCTGATTAATGACACCGTCTTCAGCTAAAACTTTCATTGTTTCGCTAAAGCTTGGGTTTGTTTCTTTGTGATAAGATGAAATTGCGATGTTAGCGGCTAATTTACTGTAGTCGTAGTGACTCCCAGTATATGATGCCGCAATTTCAGCTAACAATTTATCGATCTCTTTAGTTGTCACCACACCTTCGTTAGGTAGTGATGTTATACCTTTAATAAATATTTCGTCTGAGTTAACCTTTAAACCCTTAGCGGATCTTTTAATCCTGGTCAAAATTTTTGACGGGTTAAAAGCGGCTTGCTCATCATTACGTTTTTGTATGATCATTTTATTTTATATTATAAATTTTAAACTTAATTTTAGAAGTCATCGGTAAAGCTAACTTTTTCGTTTAGCTTAGCTTTCTGATATTCAACTGTTCTAGATTCAAAGAAGTTACCCTTTGTCTCTACGGCAATTTGTTCCATGAACTTAAAAGGTTGTTCAACGTTAAATTCTTTTCTACACCCAAATTTAACTAATAACCCATCGGTAACAAACTCCAAATATTGTTTCATTAGATTAGAGTTCATACCGATCAAAGAAACTGGTAATGATTCGGTGATAAATTCTTTTTCAATCTCTAAAGCTGACAATAAAATTTCTCTAATTTTTTCGTTAGATGGTTTATTAACCACGTGATTATTCAATAAGTGAATCGCAAAATCAGCGTGTAAGTTCTCATCTTTAAAAATTAAAGCATTTGCGTTACATAGGCCTTGCATCAAACCTCTTGATTTAAGCCAGAAAATTGAACAGAAGGATCCTGAAAAGAATATACCTTCAACAGCTGCAAATGCTACCAATCTTTCTTGAAAAGGAGTATCGTGAATCCAATCTAAAGCCCACTTAGCTTTTTTCTGAACAGCTGGTAGGTGTTCTAAAGCTCTAAAGCTTTCTAATTTTTCCTGTGGATTTGTGATGTATGTATCAATCAAAAGGGAATACATTAGGCTATGTATGTTTTCCATAGCGATTTGAAATCCATAGAAAAACTTAGCTTCTGGATACTGAACCTCTTTAACGAAATTTTCAGCAAGATTTTCATTTACAATACCATCAGATGATGCAAAGAAAGATAAAATGTTTTTGATAAAATATCTTTCATTATCGGTTAAGTTTTGCCAATCTCTGATGTCACCCGATAAATCAACTTCTTCAGCGGTCCAAAACGCTGCCTGGTGTTGTTTATAGAACTCCCATATGTCATTGTGCTCAATTGGGAAAATAACGAATCTGTTCGGATTTTCTTGTAATATTAATTCTTGCATAGTCTTAAATTTTTATTGTTTAAATAAATATGTCCAAAGGTAGTATAATTATTACAATCCATCACTAATTCCAACAATATTATTTTCATTTTCTGTTTCAGATTCTGGTTTACCATATAATTCTTCCATGTGTTTTTTTCTTAACTCCATTTTACTGATTTGTTTTTGTGATTCAAAACCCTTCTCGGTTAAGACATCATCAGTGTCAATATGTATTCTGGAATTATCGAAAACACAATCTTTAAATATCACACCATCATCACCCATACGGTTTTTAAGGATAGATATTGTGGCAACTTTTTGATCCTTTTGTTCCAATGTTTTACCAATACTCATAATAAAGTGAGCAATTTGTGCTTTCTTTAGGTTACCACCCATATTTTCGGTTTTAACCACCTCAACACTCGTTGAACTTCTATTACCCTGAGTTGCTGTCCAACCAACCACATTCATCTCATCAACAAGCGTTTCAAACGCTCTCATGATTTTACCTTCATTCGACCACTCTTCACTATTACCATATTCTTTTTCCATCGAAATACAGTCTATATAGTCTAGCACCAACACATCAACTTTTTGACCCTTTGAGTTTATTTTCTTGATAATGTTTTTTATCTTGTGAATTGTGACACCATCTGCTGGTAATTTCTGTAGGAATAAGTCGTTCTTATGTTCATCCTTTATTCCTTGGACCCTTCTAAGTACTACATCTCTATTTTCAGCTAATTCACTTAACGGTATACTTGTTAATGCGGAGAAGTGTTTTCTCTGTATCGCCTCTTCTTTATCTTCGAAGAAAATTTGTAAAACTGTCTTACCTTTAAGAAACGCAGCACTAGCCACTTTGGTTAAGAATGTTGTTTTACCCACACCTAGGGGTGCGATGACAAGACCGACCTCACCTCTGGCTAAACCACCTTTAGTGACTTTATCGATACCCTTAATATCTGTTGGGATTGGGTCTCGATAATCTTCGGACAAAACATTGTCCATGTTATCAAATAGTGTGATTGGGTCTTGTTCCTCTTTAAATGTGATGGCATCTTTTATCTTTTTTTCGATTTCATCGTAGTCAGCGATAATACCCCTATCTAATTTTGTTTTGATCTCATTTACAGCACCACGGATTGACTGTAATTTACAAAACTTTTGTGCATTTCTTTGTATATTTAGATTACCAATCTTACAATCCTCGATTAATTTGATCGTGTCGTGTAATTGGGCTCTTAACGCTACCTCTTGAGCGCCAATATCATTATTAATCTCAGTTATTAAAGACGGAAAATTATTAATCACAACCTCATGGTCTTTGTAATAATGCTTTATTACTTTCATTATCTTAACAAAGGCCTCGGACCCAAAAAATTTAGGCTCAATAATGTCTATAATTGATTGAGCGAATTTGTTATCTGTAATTATCTCATTTAATAATTGTAACTGAAAATCTTTACCTAAGTCTTCAAAACTATTTATATTACCCATTTATTTTAAAAATTTATTATTGAACAACCAAACTATAATCTAAATATTTAGTTTCCAACTCTTTAGTTGGTGTACACAAACATTTTTGAACTCTAGTAATCAAATCATAGATGTGTTGGCGGATATCAACGGTGTATCTAACCTTAACTGGGTAGATTGTCGCATCCCACTCTCTATAAGCAATAACTTTACCATCGTGCTTAATAACAATTTTCATCACATCTTGTGAATCATTTTGTTCGTAATCCGATGTCTCCAAGAAATTTCTCTTGTGGTCTGTAATAAAATCGAGGGTTCTATCTTTTAGGACACTTTGAATCAAACGCATATTATCATCTACTGCGTATTTAAAGTTTAATGAGTTAACCGCTTTATAGTTGAACCCAATGATGTTAAAAAATCTTTGAACGATGATGTTATCATTCAAGTAGAGCGTGAACTCAAATTTTCTCTGTTCTCTTTTTTCTTCCATGTTATTTTGTTTTTGTGTATGCATTTGTTTCTTTTTTTATAATAGTAATAAACGATGACCAAAAAACAAAGAACCCGTCATCATTTTTTGGTAAAAAATTTAATAGCTCATCTTCTTTCATCATCTCCATTACTTTTGAAATACCTCCACGACCTTCGGGTGATAATGTTTCATTAACCATGTCATATACAGTTTCTTCTAATTGTTCGGTTATATATGGTTGTTTAAGGTTTATGATTTTATTCATAACAGAAAAATAATCATTACCGTATGTACCCCATTTTGTTTCACCGTTAATGATTGTGTTTAGCACCTTATCATCTGGTTTTTCAATTAAAAGTTCTTTTGTTCTGTTTAACACCCATTCATGATCTACTGGTTGTTTCTTAATTTCTGGAAAGTATTTAAGCACTTTTTGTTCACCAATATTTTGTAAACCTGATATGTTATCACTACTATCGCCAGCAATCATTTTTATGATACCAACATTTTTATAGTGATAATCAAAATATGTTTCAAAATTATTTAATGAAACCATTACTTTAGCCTTATTAATTGTTAGACAAACTTTAGTGTCTTCATCTAATAACTGCAAAAGATCTCGGTCATTGGTGTAGATTATCTTATTTTCATTTGGTGAATTAACAACATAATAAGCAATCCCGTCATCGGCCTCACATCCTGGTATTTCAACTTGTCTTATAAAAAGTTCTTCAAGATACTGTTTTATTCTGATTCTTTGTCGGTCTAAATCAAAGACCTCTTCAGCCGTAAACTTATTATTTCTATTTGCTTTATAATAAGGGTAATAACCTTGTCTGAATTGTTTTGAATTTTCGCCTTCCCAAAAAACAACAACTTTGGTTATCGCATAATCCTGATAGAATCTTTTAATCGTGTTGATGAAGTGGAAAATGGTACCAACGCTACCTTCTTTTCCTTGAAGCTGTTTGGTACCATGAAATCCCTGTTTTAATAAATACTCCCCATCTATTAGTAGAGTATTTTGTATAGTCCTTGGCTTATGCCTAACTGGTTTGTTAATCTTCATCTGAGTAAGAGACTTTCTGATTTACTTCATATTCCTCCAACTCAAAGTTAGCGTCTTCCAATTTAGTTGCCCAATATTCAAACGTTTGTTTTTTATAAGCATCCAAAGCGGCTTTATTGTCACGTTTATCATCCGTGATAAATCCGTGTGGTGTAACAATTAGTTTTGAATCAGCGTAACCCAAACCATTGATGTGGTTTTTATCTACTGTTACTTTTGTTCTAGTAGCAAAATTAATTTTTCTACCTTTAGAAGTCGCATCAATCTTATTGATACCACCATCAGCCTCATTACCAAATCTGAACACTAATGTTGCGGCTTGATAAATTGCCTCACCACCTTTTGGTTTCATCTTAGGTTGACCCATTGGTGAATCTGGTAATCTAACCCATGGTAAGTTACAAACAACCAAACCATTTAAATACGGTGATGTTTCTTTGCGACTGTTGTTAATTCTTTGGTTAATACCCATGTTAATCTTTTCAGCTAAAACACCAGCAGTGTGTTGTTTACCGCCTTTACCTTCCCAGGTCATTTTACATGGTACTGATCCAACTGAATCCCAGAAGAAACAAACATCATAAGGTAAATCACCTTTATTTTGCATATCTAAAACTTCATTAATGTAATCAGTTACTTGTTCAATGTAGTTAAAGTCATCACGGTATAGGAAAAAACCATCCCATTCACCAGTTTCTTGGTTTTTTTCGCATTCTAACCCCATCAATTGACAATGTTCAAAACTCCATTTCTTTTCAGTAACCAAATAAACAGGTAGGATTCCTTTTCTCTGAGCATCAACAGATGCTGCGATCAAAGCACTAGTCTTACCAGTGTTTGTGTGACCCAAAAGCATGTTAATGTGACCCATACAAGGTCCAGGTACACCCGAAGCTTCTAAGAAAGCTTCACCACAATTCAAAAACATGTCTGCTTTGTACTTAGTTGTGGTACTCATTTTTTTCTTTAAATCCTCAAAAGAGAACTCTTTTTTCTTAATAGCCATATATTTTTATATTAATTTGTTGTGTAAAAAAAAAGCTTGGACACACTAGGACGAAATATCCTAGTTAATGTCCAAGCATATTAGTTTAATTTAGAACGGCAAATCGTCAATTTTTAATTTACCACCTGGTGCTTCAGTTACTGTTTCTTCTTCTTTTTCTTCAGAAGATTGTGCTGTCATAGATGACATATCTTCCGCATCGTCTTCAGACATAGCGGCTGATGTAGGTGCATCATAAGAGCTCTTAGGTGTTGGTGTACCCGTATAGGTTGCAACACCATCTTCGATCTTAGCGATAAAACATTTTTGTTCAGCATCCCACATTGGTTCATTACCTTCAGATACAATTCTCAAATACTCCAATGGTTTTTTCTTGAATACATCAGTCCAGGCCATTGGTTCGCTCAACCATTCAACCATTTGGTTTTCATCATCGCTCAATTTTGATTCTCTATCAGGGATGATAGATGCGACTTTTGTGTAACCAACTTTAGAGTCTTTTGATTTATCACGAATCATTGAAATTGTGAGGTCAAATCCTTCGTAAGGATTCCAGAACGCACCATATTTTTTAACTAGCGGTGCAATTTTGTCCATGATTCCAGAACCATCTTGTACAGCTGGGAATCTCCAGAATTTAACACCTTCGTGTTCTTTACCACGTTCGATAACACGAACAATAAAGAATTGTCTAGATTTATAATTTACGGCTAATCTCTTATCCTCTTTGTCACCCGTGTTCATTAAGAACTTGTACATGTCGTTAAGTGGTGACGGCTCGTTGTCTTGAGCTGGATCGTAGAGTTTGGTATATCTCTTACCAATTTTAAGATTGTGGAAGAAACCAACTTTGTACCATTTGGTTGGATCATCCTGATTTGGTAGAATCCTAACGGATTTCTCACCACTTGCTGCACCCTCATCAAGTGCAATTGTAAAATACTTTGTTAAGTCAACAGAACTAGATTGGGTAGTCTGTGTTGATTTTGACTTTGCTTTCTCGTAATCGGCCAGTGTGTCATTTGCGGCCTTGCTCCAATCAACTTTTTTGTAATCAATCATAATAAATTATTTTTTAGTTGATACAAAGATAGGAACAAAATCGGAAAAGTCAATACCCCGACCTAAAATATTTTTTTAAAACAGGGTTTTGAATTTCTTAATTCCGAACACTAAAAGCCCAACATATGTGGGTGCAGGCTCACTTTCACTCTTGTTTATCGATGTAACTTCTAGCGATTCAATAGGGCATTCAATCATACCCATCATTGATAATGGTACGTCTTCAACACCATTTAATGTTACAATGACCGTATCGTTTGTGTTACCTAAACCGATAAAACCATAATATTCAATTGTATATTCTGGTGTCTCAACAAAACCTATTGCTGGGTCACCGACTGTTAATTTCTGTGTTATTAAAATTTGTTGTCTTGAGTTCATAATTTTTTTAATTAAAAGCTATTTCTAATATCCATTTCGTTATAATTTGCCATTAAGCTATCCATCATAGATAATTTATCTGGTCTAGTTTCTAGGTCAGTTTGTGTTTTAACGCTAGATCCAGACAAATATTCATCCTGTGTTACATTGAATGGGTAAGAATCTTTAGCCAAAGCTTTTCTTCTTTCTTCTTCTGTTGGTGGTCTCATTAATTCAACTTGTTTTGCCATGGCATCCATTTTTTGAACTAAGGCTTCCATTTTTTCTAAATTTTGTTCAACACGACCAACTTTATTAATTATATCTTCAATTTTTTGGTTTGAGTTGGCTATTTTTTGTATAATATCTTCCGATTTAGCGGCCATTTCCTTTGTTGAATTGACCAAGTCAGTAACATCAACCTCAATGTCTCCATCTTCAGCTTGTGTATCCAAACCATCAATAGCTGTTTCATCACCAGGTAAATCTTCAGGAACAGTTTCTTCAGGTGCCGTTGTATCAACGTTAGCGTCAACTGGTGCATCCATATTAGGGTCCTCAACTGGTTCCTCAATTGCTGGTTCGTCAGCGATTGGTTCTTCCTCAGCTTCATAAAACTTATAATGCATACCCTCATTTACCTTTTCTTGGTATTTCATTATGCTGTTAAATCTTTTGATTTCTTCAGATAACAATGTGTCTAATTTCTTACTCATCTTAAAAATGTTTTATTACTGTGGCTTATTGGTGTCTCTTCTCTCAACAACTCTCTACCATCTTCCATTACTAATTTTTTCTCAATTAGAGTTTTTTCTATTAAACCATCTTTTGTTTTAATATAACAAATTCCAGTGTTAAGGTCACAAACTTCTTCACCTATTTGAGCTTGTTCAATTTTTTTACCTAAAAATTGATCTAATTTATTGCTAAAAGTATTCATACTTGTTTATTTATTAATAAATATCTGATAAAATAGAAAAGTTATGTGTGGTTACTTATCTTATCAGGTATTTTTGTTGCTGCTAGATTACCAGTGTCATAATATTTTGTTTGTCCGCTGTATGCCCAGAAAAAAGCATTGTTTTTACCCTTTGGTTCCCTTTCAACAACACC